CGCGGGTCACATCGACCGCCGTCGAGCTCGTCGAGGCGGGCGTGGTGTACGCGTACACCGCCCGCATCGAGGCCATGCGCGACCTCCCGCTGGCCGCGAACGCCGACCCCGGCGCGACGCTCCCGACGCTCAATCCCATCGTCGGCGACGTCAACCTGACGGGCACCGGCTACACGTCCAACCCGCTCTCGCCGTTCACCTCGGAGCCCAACCCATGATGCTGCTGATTCAGGCCATAGAGGGCCGTCTGTTCTCGCTGGTGGACGCCCGCGGCGTCGCTGTTCGCGGGCGCTTTGCGGCGCGAGACCGGAGCGGCGTGGCGATGCCCAGCGGGGAACTAGTCCGCGATCACTCACACTACCGCCGCGCCATCCTGCGCGGCGACATCACGCTCGTCGCAGAGCAGGAGCACTCATGAGCATCAGCATCCCAGGGCTTAGCGCGTCCACGAAGACGCCGGCCGTCTACCTCAACGTCATCCTCGGCGGTCCTGGCACCAGCGCGGGCGCTGCCCCGGAGTCCATCCTCCTGATCGGCAACCAGTTGGAGAGCGCCATCAGCGCGGCGGCTCCCGTCATCAGCGTCTCGGCGGGTACGATGGCCCTCGCGACCCCGACGTTCTGCGCGTCGGTCGGCGATGCGCTGACCCTGTGCGGACAGGGCTCCGAGCTTCACCGTATGGCGCGCGCGGTCTTCGCGCAGTACCCCGCGGCGTCCCTCTACCTCGCGGCCAACGCCGTCAGCGCGGGCTCGACCGCGGCTGCCGACTTGACGTTCGCGACGACCGCAACCGCGGCCTTCACCGTTCGGCTGCTGCTCTGCGATCAGGCGATCGAGGTAGCTGTTTCGACGGGCGACACCGCAACCGACATCGCCACCGCCGTCGCCACCGCCGTCAACGACGCTGCGGATCTGCCGTACTACGCGCAATTCGCGGCGGGTGTCGTGACCTTCACCGCCAAGATGGCGGGCCCGCGCGGCAACAGTCTCATCGTGGACGCGTACTTCGTGCTCGGCACCACCTCGACCCGCATCACGGGCTCTTCGACCACCAGCCCCGGCGCCACGACCGGGCAGTGGACGTCCATCGGGTCGGTCATCGGGACGGAGTTCCCGCTGTCCGGCGGCACGACCGCGGACAGCATCGCCAACGTCATCACCGCCATCGCGTCGCAGCGGTACAACCGCATCGTCGTGTCGAGCAACGACGGCACCAACCTCACCCGGCTGACCACGCACCTCGACGCGCTCGCGGGCGTCACCGTGGGCCTGCGTCAGCAGGGCATCGGCGCGACCATCGACACGCTGGCGAACGCGATCACGCTCGCCACCGGGCAGAACGCCTCGCGCCTCCAGGTCGGCTTCCACTTCGCGTCGAAGCTCCCCGGCCCCGAGGTCGCGGCTGTGCTCGCGGCGGCGCGGCTCGCGGGTGACGGCAGCGTCGGCGGGTCGCTTGTCGGCGAGAGCGCGGACCCCGCGGCCAACCTCGACGGGTGCCAGATCGCCACGATCCTCGCGCAACCTGCGGCGCTCGATCAGCCCACGGCCACCGAGGTCGAGAGCGCGCTCAACAACGGCCTGGCCGTGCTGGTCCCCTCGACCGCGCGCCCCGGCTTCTGCGCCCTCGCGCGGTCGGTCACCTCGAGGTCGCTCGCCAACAATGTCCCGAACTTCGCGGTCATCGACACCGAGTTCGTGACGGCGTGCGACTACGTCGCCGACGACCTCCAGGGCTACCTCGCGACGACCTACGCGGGCTTCAAGCTCGGGGCCGACAGCGCCAACGGCAACCCGCCGCTGTCGCCTCGCGTGACCACGCCGTCGCTGGTGCGCGCGGTCATCCTCGACCGCCTCTCGGCCTACGAGGCGCGGAGCATCCTGCGCGACGTGACCGCTAACCTCCCGCTCCTGGTGGTCGAGGCCGACCCGGTCGTGTCGGGTCGGCTCAACTGTGAAATCCCGTGCGAGCCTGTCAGCGGCCTGCACATCATCGCCGGGAACGTCCGGCAGATCGCGAGCCTCTGATCATGGCAACCATCTACAGCGGCCCCGGCTTCGTGACGGTCAACGCCGTCCCGGTGCTTCAGTCGTCGTCCATCGACTTCGACGTGGACACGCAGAACAAGGACGTCCAGACCCTCCTTCTCGGCACCGCTGGCTTCAGCGTCGGGCCGCAGAAGGTCATGGTCCGCGTCGAGAACGCCGTACCGCAGAGCGGCATGGAGTTCGATTGGGTCGGCATCGCGCTGGCGCAGTCGGTCATCACGCTGGGCTTCAAGATCGCCGGGAAGATGTACACCTGCACGGGCGACATCCGCACCGCCAAGGTCGGCACCAAGGTCGCCGACGCCAACAGCGTGTCGTGGGAGTTCCACGGTAAGATCACCTCCATCGCCTGATGTGGTACGGTCGGGGGTGTGAGCGCCCTCGACCAGTTCCGCGTTGGTTCTCCCCTCGCCAAGCTCCTCGCTGGGCGGGTGCGCCCACACAAACTCTTCTCCATCGAGATCGCACGCGCCGACGGGCGCGTGACGCTCCCACTCGCCGTGCGGTCGCTGACCGCTGACGATGCGGCGCGAGCTCACGCTGACGCGATCAAGTGGCTCATCTCGACGGGCGGATGGCAGAGGGAAGACCTCATCGGCGATGCGGGTGACGCCATCCTCAACCTCGAGGTGATGGTGCAGACGCTCACCCGCGCGCTGGTGGACCCAGAGCGCCCTGACGTGGCGTTTGCGGCAGAGGCCGCAGAGGTGCGGCGCTTTTTCGAGGTCGACGAGATTCGTGCGGTCTGGGATGAGTACGCGTCCTGGTCGCAGGAGCGGTCACCGTTCCGCGCTCTCAAGACCCTCGCCGAAGTGAAGGAGGTAGCTGACGCGCTGGGAAAAGGGCTGGCCTCGATGACCAGCTTGCCGCGCTACGAGTACGCTACGCTGCGGCTCATTATCACTGCACTGGTCGGCCAGCGTGCGACATGGACGATGCCGAGCTCCTCGGATATCTCGCAGCCGATCGACTCGCCCGCGGACTACTCCGAGAACTCGACCCCGACGATGACCATCGGTGAAGAGTAATGCCGCGCGCCGTCCTGGAGATCACCGCGGACACGTCGGGCATCGTCGCGGCGTTCGGCGCCATCCGCACCGCCGCGCAGCAGACCGAGCGCGATGTGCGTGCGTCGATGCAGCGCGCTGCGACCGGGTCGGCCGGCGTCTACCGCACTGCCGCCCGGCAGCAGGTCGCCGAGGGCGAACGGGCCGCGGCGCGCACCGTGTCGTCGTTCATCCGCGCCGAAGAGCAGAAGCGCCGTGCCGCCCGGCTCACCGCTGCGACGCAAGAGCGGGTCGAACGCGACGCCACGACGCTGGCGCGCACCGAATCGGCCAAGCGCGGCCTGACCGCGGAGCAGGAGGCGCGGGTCAAGCAGAGCGCGGCTGAGCGCCTGACGCGGGTCTATGAGAGCGAAGAGAAGCGCCAGACGGCCATCGCGCAGCGCGAGGTGGTGGCTCGCAACCGCAACCGCGGCAGCGTTGCACACGACATCCGGCGCGGTCTGACCGTGGGCCGCGATGCGGCCATCAACGTCGCTCGCAACGCACACACACAGATCCAGGACGCACGGGCGCAGCAGGCCGAGAGCGAACACACGCTCAACGCGGCGTTCTACCAGGCGGGCATCGGCGGGCCGCAGGCCGCTGCGATGCGGGCGCAGATCCAGACGGCCATCACCACCGGGCCTCTCCGCGGCCTGTCGATGGATACGCTGTCGCAGAGCCTCATGGGCGCGCAGACGCAGTTCAGCGTGTTGTCGGGCGCGACACCCGAGGCGCGGCAGGAGAACCTCAACCGACAGATCGAGCTCGCATCGTTCGCGCGGTCGACGTTCCAAGACCCCGCCGAGGTGATGCGCGTCGGCGGCATGCTCTCGCAGCAGGGCATCCGCGGCAACGACCAGACCTCCATCCTGCAGTCTCTCACCGGCATGGCGCAGGCCGGGAGCATCGAGCTGTCGACGCTGACCAGCACCGCGCTCGGGCCGCTCATGGCGAACATCGCGCGGACCACGAACGCCAACCAGACCCCGGCGCAACGCGCGATGGCCGTCCGCGGCGCGGTCGGGGAGACGATGGCGGTGGGCGAGATCGCCGCCGCCGCCGGCATGACCCCGCGCGACTCCCTCAACGCGCTGGCGAAGATGCGCGGCAGCGTCGAGAACCCGATGATGGCAGAGCGGCTGGACACCCGGCTCCGTGCTGCGAACCGGGCCGACCTGGCGGACCAGCTCGTTACGCGCGACCCCGCGGGCCGTGCGTCCCTTCGCAACCGGAGCGCGGTCGGGCTGATGTCGTCGCTGGTGTCGGGGATGGGTGGAGACTCCAACGCCGTCGCCAACCTCCTATCCGCGGGCGGTGCTGGAGCGCCAATGGTGTTGGACGCGCAGCAGCGGCGGCTCATCGTCGGCATGGCGTCGCAGACCGAGGGCGGCGGCACCATCGCGCAGCGCGTCGCCGGGATGCAGGCGCAGGGCGC